TGAGGACTACTCCATTCCCCTACCTTTTATTGAAGACACTATTGCGCACCATCGTCTAGTGGACGACATCCCTATTGCCAAAAATGCTACATTCACACGAACCACTCGACCAGTGGACCAACATCGGAGCTACAAAGTAGGTCTGACGACGGCCCCTGATGATGTGTGGATACCTGCAGTCAATAGCACCACCAATGAGGAAATTGGGTGTAGGTCAAGGCAACTTTCACCATCCATTGGAACAGCGGATGTACGTACTGAGCGGTTTGAAGCCGGGCGCAAGGCTTTTAACAGGCATTTCAAGTACACTTATTCAACCAACTTTAGCGAGGAAGAACAGATGAATCATTTCGTTGAACGCTATCCTCTGGCACGCCGGGCGGCCGTCATCAAGGCGTGGGTTGACATACGCGAAAACAATGGAATTCTCAGCGATAAGACGAAAATGTTTGTAAAAGCAGAATGGCTCACGGGTAAGAAGATCGGTAAGATGGACCCGCGAGTCATATCTGGCAAGACGGATGAATATTTGAGTCAAACCGGACCTACCTATTACGACATGAATAAGGATCTCGTGCGGAACAAGTGGTCTTCGGTTGAACTGTGCCTTCAACAGAAGTTCATTTACACTGGTGGTCTCACCGGTGAAGAAATCGGCCAGATCGTTTCACATTTCGAAGATCTTGGCTGGTGTCCAAACGAGGGTGATTTTTCACGGTACGATGGACATAATGAGAAAGAAGCTCTTGAGAGCGAACATAAACAATACATGGACTGGGAACTTGATGAACCAACTATAGAGCTTTTAGCCAGACAATGCTACACTAATGGAATGACAAAAACAGGTTGCAAATTCACTTGTGTTGGTAAGTTCGCCAGTGGTGTTATCAATACATCATTGGGGAACTCCATTCGCGGGTTTCACATCTTTGCTGGGTACTTTGATTCAGTCGATTACGAACACTATGTCGTTGTCCAACTTGGTGACGACAATATTCTGTTTACGCGTGATCCGATTGATTCAGAGGCGCTCAACAAGTGGTGCGAAGACTGCGGACACAAGCTGGACTTGGTTGCTCGTGGTCCTCATGACTATGATCACCTGGAATACTGTAGCATGCGATTCTGGAACATTGGATCTATTGACGGTTGTTCTCGGCGCGTGTTAGGTCCTAAGCCGGCCCGGACTTTGGCAAAAACATTCCTGATGAAGAAGGACATTTCCGACGAAGACATGTCGTTACACATGAAAGGTATTGCGGTTGGGTTTAAGAACTACGACTTCATACCATTATTGAATACGGG